AAGAATGTTGAATAGGTAACTTTTCTCTTGCTTCTTTTTCATTTTTAGCATAAATAGGAGCAAGTGTCATCCCTTTGTGTTTAAAATAATACCAGTTCATTGTTTTGTTATTTAGAGAGTTAAGAATATAGAGTCCAACTTTGATTTCATAGTAAATTCAGATACTATTCTTCATCTCAGTCAGACTCTCTCTGTTTTGTTAATAATAGTATTCATAGACTTCGTTAGCTGGAAATATTGCCAACCACCATCCTAGTAAAAAGCTATAAGCATATATCCATTCTTTATTTCTAATAATGGTTAAATAATCTTCCCATATTACTCCAAATAAAGAAAAGAATAGGTACAAGAATACAAATGTACCAAAGTACGTTAAAATAACTGCTAATGATTTCATTGTTTTATTTTGAGAGAGTTATAAAATAAGGGAATTCCACCCTTTTAATTCTTAATGCATTTGTGCAATACAATTGTCTTCTGATTTTGTTGGTAAAGTTTTTGGCACTTCTTTCCAATAATCTTTTGATTCATGCATGATGTAAAGTTTTGACCATTCTTTTTCAATGTTAATGTCAAAAGTAACAAGAGAATAATCAAAGTAAGTATCATTACATTTACATACATTAGTGTATGGAAATTCTGATGTGAATTCGATATCATTTAATTCAAATTTAAATCTTCCATTTCCACCAACCCATGTAATAATAGCATTACCTGCTATTGGAATTAATGAATGTTTTTCTTCTTTGATTTCTCTTTTGCAGTAAAAGTTTCCTTTTCTTTCTGATTCTGAGTAAAATGTGTTTTCCATGATGATTTTATTTAGAGAGTGATTAATTTGTTTATCTATTGCTAGCTAATAAAAGACAAGTAAAGAACACTGATTGTGTTTTATTATTGTTTTTTGGTTTAGCTGGTGGTGGATTTTTTACTTTAGATTTAGGTATTTTTGGTTCTGGTTTTGTGTGTATTATTGGCATGATTAATTAGTTTTGGCTATATGTTGTGACTTTTGTTGTTGTATTTTTGATTTTGGTGGGAAGAGAGAAAATGTGGTTGTTATACTATCTCTACAGAACCAACCCTAACCACATTTCTCTTATTTCCCTGATTATCAATGTATTATACACTGTAATCAACCTTTCTGAATAACATTTCATCATATAAAAAGGATTTAATCTTTATTTATACCTATAATAGGTATAAGAATGATTTACATCATCCTGTTTGGTATTTATTTAAAGTAAAAATCAATAGGGGACACGAGATATTGATTTTTTCTTTTAAACTGGAACTGCCTCTGTTATAATTGCCTCGTTTTTTGCAATTACAAGATTTTTATCCAAAGAATTGACAACTAACTTGAAATATGTTTTATCATCACCTTTTTTAGTATATGGCTGTGCAATACAATATGCTTTTATTGTATCATCATTTGTTAATGACTCTAACAACTTTTGGCTTATTTCTGCCCTCACATTATTAACAACTTTGCCACCTTTCAAGGTAACATCACCACTAACAAAAGTGGATAGAATGTTATAAGACTGTTGGTCTTCTCTTAATCCTGAGTATCTTATGCCTTGTACTTTGCCTTCAATAATGGCTTCAGTACCTTCTGTAACTTCAAGTCCTCCACCTGCAAAGGTAGCACCTGACTTAATAGCGTTCTGTATCTCTACTAACGTCGTTAGCTGTTGAGATGGAAATTTTACTTTGTTCATAATATTATTATTTAGATTTATTATTAATAATGATTGAAAAATTAATTACGCTTTATGTGTCCCCCCTCTGTTCGAGCGCGAATCATTCAGGGGGTTATGTTTGTGGTGGCACTAAGACACTAACATACACAAAATTTTAAAAAAATATAAAAAATTTTTTATAAAAATAAACCAGAAAAAGCCATAGTTATCCAATATTAAATAATTTTCCTTTATTATTAACAATAATTTAACTTGTCTAATTTGTAATTTCAGCTTTTTTTATGTATCTTTGCATTGCAATTGAGGATATTCAAACTGAATAGAATCATCGTCCATAAGAGAACTGTTAAAAGAACCAGCAACTTATGGAGGTAGACCTGGGGTTGTAGTCTTATATAAAGATAGAGTTTTCTCCCAGAATTGCAAAACTGGCTTATAAGATATAAGTTTAAGGTTGGTGCATAACATATAAGTATTGTGTCCTGAGTACAGGGAGATTAAGTAACCAAGTGGGTGTAAGTAGTGAACTACTGACGTACAGCTTAAATGAAATTCTAAAGTTAAATTGGATTATAGTGATATAATCTCAAACAGACAAAAGTCTGTAAGGGGATTGGTATATAAAATAGATAAAAGATGAAAGAAATTTACACAGATCTGGAAAAGAAAGATAATCCAGGAGTTGCCCATACTAGCTTTAATTTAAAATTAGACCAAAAATGGGTTGTTGAATTTGATCCTTTTGAAGGAGGATTGATTATAGGACATGACATTGAATTTATAGGTGAACCTATTATAGGTAAAGATGGAATGTTAGAATATAAAATAAAAGCTCTTAGTGATAAAGCTAAGAAAATGTTTATAGCAGAATAATTAAATAATTTTTATTTAATCTGTTTACCTATTAAAAATAAAAGACGTATATTTGCAACATAATGAAAACAGGAGCAGTAATAGAAAGACAGTTAACGAGAGAAGACATGTTTAATACATTTCTTATTATGTTAGGTGCTAACTATCCAAAAGAAAAAAGGTTGACTGATGGAGAAAGAAAAGTAGTTCTTGAATTCATGAAGTTAACTGAAGATAAATTTAAGTATAATCGTTTTAGTCATCTTGCTAAGAAAAAAGTATGTAATGTGATAGGAATGAATAAACCAAACTTAGATAGATATCTTCAAGATATAAGAAAAAAAGGATATATAGAGAAAGACTCTGATGGAATATATTCTTTAAATAAAATGCTTAATAAACTTTTAGAAATAAAAGAATTAGAATTAAATTTTAAATTTAAAGTAAATGACTGAGTTTTATAACATACTCGACAAAATTGATTTAGAAGAAAAAGAAATGTTAAATAGAAATGCATCTAAGAAAATAGGTGCAGCAGAAAATCTAATATTAGATAGAGCTTCTTATATTCAATTAAAGTATGAGATAGGATTATCTGAAGAATCTTCTCTAAATCAATATCATGGTTATGAGATAAGTGTCATAGATAATTATGAAGAACATATCAAGTTTGTATGATAAGATTGCAGAAATGCATAATGTTACACCTGAAACAGTATCTAAAATAGAATCACATGTTTTTGCATATATTGCAAATCATATGAAAGAAAGATTACCAGGTACAATTCTGATACATAATTTTGGTACATTTTGTCCATCCTTGAAGAAGACAAATAGGCAAATAAGAAAAGAACTTTACAAATACAGAAGAGGAACTTTAACAAAAGAAGAAATAACTGAAAGAGTTTCTAAACTTTGGGTTTTAAGAAATGAAGCTTTAAAACGAACTGAAAATGACTAATGGTTATGAATTTGTAAAAGTAGTAGATCTTATGAAGTATGTTGAAGAAGAATATTTAAACGAGGATAATGAAATAGAAAGTATAATTATACATTATCCAGTTAAAAAGAATTTTAAAATTAAATGGTTGTGTAGTTTAGATAAGATTCATGATTTCCAGGAATATTATAATGATAATGGAGTTAAGAAAAAGAACTATACCACACTACGACACAACGATTATGGTGAAGTAGTGGTTAAAGAAAGCTACGAAAAATTAAAAGAAGTAGTTTTAGGAAATAAAAAACAAATAGGATTTTATGGCACAAAACAGTAAAGTTGATGGTAAAACAGTAAACTTAGAAAAAACAATACCTAATAAATTAGGTCCAACAACAACAAGATTAACAAAAGAAGGTGAAGTAACCTTACAAGTAAATGATCTTATTTTACCTGATAAAAAGATTTTTATTGATGAAACAAATGCCGTTTTAATCAATTCTTTGGATAAAGGTATCATTGAGAATGAAAAAGTAGATAAGTATAATGAAGCATTATTTGATTCAGCAGATGAAATCACTAAACGAATAGTTCTTATTGGACCTAAACTTTTAGTAAGAATGTTTAGATTAAAAATGTATAATACAGATGGTATCTGGACTGGTGGTAGAACTCAAGAGATTCTTTCTGAATCAGAAATGAAGAAAAAGAAAGTACAACTTTCTGAAAACATGCAGTATCAAGATCGTGCTGTAGTTATTCAAGTATCTGAAGGATGTTCAGAAGGAGTAAAAAATAGTATTCGACCAGGAATGGTTGTAGATTTAGATCCAGTAGCATTTAATCCAGGTAGAATGCAAAGATGGTTACATAAGGATAATGTAAATAATGAATTTGAAAATTATTTTACTATACCTGAATTTATAGTAGAAAATATTGTATTACCTAAATAAAAATAACAAACAGGAAAATGACACAACAAGAACAACACGACATTCAACTTAGATTAAGTTGCTTATCATTAGCAGCTCAGACTTTTCACTTACAACCTGAAAGAGTATTAGAAGCAGCTCAAGATTTTTACAATTATGCTATAGGTACAAACTATGCTGAAATTGTAGATGAAATTACAAAAGAAGATTTGAAAAACAATCCTACTTTGAAATCTCAAGGAATTAAGAAAGGAGATACAATTAGTATTCCTCAAGAAATTTAAAAACATACCCACTTGAAATATAGTGGGTATTTATATAGCGGGATAGAGAAGAAGTTATCTCGTGGTCCTCATAAGGCTAAGATCACTGGTGCAAATCCAGTTCCCGCTACATCAAACTTATAAATAAAATATTGAACTTTATTATAGCACTATGTATATTATTTGTAGTGTTTGTTTTATTTATTGCAACAAAATTTATACCTAAATGAAGAAAAGAAAAATAGTATATTTTGATTTAGATTTATTACCTTCAAGTGTAATGATTTTCTTTAATTTTAAAGAAAAAGATAAATCAGACATATACGATTTTCTTCAAGCAAATATAAAAACATTAACACGTTCATTAAGTTTAATAAAAAAAATAGATGAATTAAATTTAGATGAAGATAGAGGATACTCAATAGAATCAGGTCCAATACAACTCATCATTATAAAAGATTTTAATTCTAAAAAATTTGAAGATATAACTTTATTTAATCATGAAATGCAACATCTTGTTTATGGAATAGGTAATTATATTGGATCTGTTTATTCAACAGACTCTGAAGAATTTTATACAAACATACAAGAAAACTTATCAAATAAAATATTAAAATTATATAATGGCGGAGATTACGTTAAACAACATTAAACAATTTTTTCAAGGCAACTCAAGAATGTTTGCCAATAAGTTAGGAAATAAATTTGGAATACCTTTTTTAAAAACTTCTTTACACAATCAAGAACAAATTTTTTACAGAGCTTCTTTATGTAAAGATTGTGAAAAAATGGGACACTGTCAAGCATGTACTTGTCCTGTACCTAATAAATGGTTTGCAGACAAAGCATGTGATGGAAAAAGATATCCTAATTTAATGAACAAAGAGAAATGGGAAGAATTTAAGAAAATAAATAATATAGTAATAAATTTAAATGCAGGAAATTAAAAATATAGATTCGTCTAAATTAAAAGAAGTTGTTTATAATGGTGAGTTATATATTCAGTATATACAAAAACCTAATGAAATAACAGTAGGTGATTTTAGTATATTAAAAAAAGAATGGGATGTTTACAATAATAAATAACATACCAAGAATAACTCCTGAAGGTTTATTTATACCTGAAATGAGAGCTATCTGGGATGCAGATGTTACACAGGAAAAACATAAAGCAACACAGGAATTGATTTACATATATCATATGTCTGAACCTAAATCTGTCTATGCTAAATTGGATGCGTCTTTAAGAGAATCTACTATTATTGCAGATTATATCTCAGATAAAAAATGGAAACCTTCTAAAGAAGTAAAAGAAGCTGTTGAGAAATATAAAAAACTTATTGAAACTCCTATTACAAGAGCTTTTAATTCTGTATCAATTGCTATTGATAAATTGAATAAAAGTCTTGAAGGAATGGAAGCAGCAGATGCACGTGAGATGAATCAAATAGGTGCAACAATAGAGAAGTACGAGAAGTATGCTCAATCATATATGAAATTGAAAGAGATTTCAGAAAAAGAATTAGAAACAACTAGAAAAATAAAAGGTGGAGTAAGACCTTCCAATATATTAAATGATTAACGAACAGGTAGCAATAGAATGGACTGAGGATTTAATTCTACAGGATGTGCCAAAGTCAGTAAGGAAGAGTGTTTCCGAAATGTCTTTGAAGAATCCTGTGCGTAATACTCAATGGAAATATCTTAAATTTAAAGATAGTTCTGTCTTTTCACCTGCTGCCAATGAATATAATCGTTCTGTAAAAGCATGTGAAGGAACTCACTTAACTCCTACCTATACAAATGCAATAGAAGGTACTGTACAATACAACGAGTATTGGTCAGTACAAAAAAGACGATGTTTAGAAGGATATGAACCTGAAATTAATGGAACCCCTTGTGGTATAAAAATCACAGGGGAACATTATTTTTATCTAAATTTTACTCGAATTATGAAGTATAATATAGATAAGAATACGGGAGAGGAAGTAAAAAAGCTTGACTTTCCTGATTTTTGTTCTATGGATTATTACTGGTTTTTAGAACTTGAAAAAAATGAAAACCCACAGAAATATGGATTAACTTCTAAAGATAAAAAAGGAATGATATGTGCTAAGGCACGTAGAAAAGGATTCTCTTTTAAAAATGCTGCAGGAGCATTATGGAAGTATACATTCTTTAAAGAATCGTATGTTATTATAGCATCTTATTTAGCAGATCATGCACAAGCAACTATGAACATGGTACTTGAGATGAGTAACTTTTTAAATGAGAATACAGAATTTAGACATGCTAGAGTTATAGATAGACAAGATGAAATCAAGTCTGGTTATAAAGAAAAGAATGCTAATGGTATCGAGATTATTAAAGGTTATAAATCTTCTATTAAGATTATGACTTTTAAGAACTCTGCGTTTAAATCTGCAGGTAAGTCAGCAACTCGAATGATATTCGAAGAAGCTGGTTTATTTGAGAACCTGAAAATGGCATATACTATATCTGAGCCATTATTTAGAGATGGAGATAAAATGATTGGTATTCCTATTATTTTTGGTACAGGTGGTGATATGAATTCAGCTACTAAAGACTTTTCAGATATGTTTTATAATCCAAAACAATATGGTCTTGCTGAATATGATAATATTTATGAAAAAACTGATATCAATGGAAAGTGTGGTTGGTTTGTAGATGAAATGTGGTATAGACGTAGTGAGGCTGTTATAGAAGATACTCTTTATGATGGTATGGATGAACAAGGTAATGCCAACCGATGGATGGCGGAGTGGAATCTTGATTTAGAAAGATTAGCAAAAAGAGGTTCAGATAAAAAAGCTTATAATGCTTTATTAACTCAGAAATGTAAAACACCATCAGAAGCTTTCTTGATAACAGAAGGTAATATATTTCAGACTGCTGAATTATATGCACGATTATCAAAACTTAAATCTGATGATACTTATAAATATTTAGGACAGGTAGGACAATTAGTAGATAAAGAAGGAAAAGTATGGTGGGAGCCAGACCTTCAAGGTAAACTAAGACCTATTATGGAATATCCTACTAACCATAAAACTGATACTGAAGGTGCTATTATTATATATGAACACCCAGTTGAACTTAGTGGAACTATTCCTGATGATTTGTATATTATTGGACATGACCCTTGGGGTATTGACTCAGATGGTGGTAAATCATTAGGTGCAACATATGTATTAAAAACAAAAAAATTAGCTTTACAAGGATATGGACACGATGAAATTGTTGCTGAATATGTTGGAAGACCTGATCCAGGTGGTATGGAAGAATACAATTATAACCTGGAGAAACTTGCAATATACTATAATGCTAAAATTAATTTTGAGAATGATAGAGGTGAAGTAAGACCTTTTTTTACTAAACGTAAAAGATTAGATTTACTTTGTCCTCCACCTTTTGTAACTATACAAAGACACATGCCAAGTTCAAATATGGCAGGTAGAAAGTTTGGTTATTCTATGGGTAATGATAAACTTAAACAAATTGGTGAACAATATGTTTATGACTGGTTATCAGAGAAACGAGGAGTTGATGAAAAAACAGGATTAGATTTAACTAATATTGATTACTTAACATCTAAACCTTTAATAGAAGAATTAATATCTTACAATAGAAAAGGTAACTTTGACAGAGTTATGGCATTAATTGGTTGTATTATTCGATTAGAAGAAATTCATAATCCTTATATAAAAGATGATGAAAAAGATCCTTTAGGATTTTTATTTGAAAACGAGAATTTATTTAAAAAAAGAAATCAAGAAGATTTATTATACACTTATTAAAATATATAAATGAGAAGTTTTTTTCCAAAACAACGATTATCATATAAAGAAAAAGAAGAAGATGACTTTGCAAAAGTGAAAACATTTGTAAACTCAATTGTTCGCTATCATGAAGAAGATTTCTGTTATGATTGTCAAAACAAATCAGATAAAACTGATCAGACTTTCTTAGATGAAAAACATTGGCAACACAGACGTTTAAAAAATATGCTGTCAAACTATAGGTTATTTAACAATCAATTAGACCAAGAAGACTTTAGAGAATATTGTGATTCTTTAGGTATAAAGAAAGAGATAGGAGCCATAGCACATGAAATTAAACCATATAATAAAACATACAATAAGATTAATGTTTTATTAGGCGAAGAGTATAAACGTCCAGATAATCAAAAAGTAGTTTTAGTTAATGCTGAAGGTGTTAAATCTAAAACAGAATACAAAAATAAGTTATATAGACAAACTATACAAGCAGCTATTGAAGCTGAAAAAGTAAAAATAGAAAAACAATTCCCAGAAATTGTACCTGAATCATATAAATCTCAGGAAGAATATCAAGCTGCAATGCAGGAAAAAGAGCAACAAGTTCAACAAATGCTGAATGAAGCTATGGACCCTGAACAAATTGAAAAGTATATGGCTGAGACATATCTTGATCAAAAAGAAATACTTGCTGGTGATTTACTTAATTATTTGTATTATGAACAAATGATTAAAGAGAAAAAGAATGATGGGTTTAAACATGGTAATATATCAGGTGAAGAACATGCATGGGTTGGTATAACTAATGGTAAACCTGTGGTCAATGTTTTAAATCCTTTAAAAGTATTTTATCATAAATCTCCTGAAGTTAAATATATACAAGATGGTTTATATGCAGGCTATAGAACATTCATGACTATTGGAGATGTCTTTGATATATTTGCTGATGATTTAAAAGATTCACAAAAAGATTTATTAGAAGAAAGATACTCTTCTAAAATAGATGGTGCTAAAGATGATTTAATCTCACCTTCTATGAAATATGGAGATATGGATACTTATGAATATAAGTATTCTAAAAATAATTTGTTTTACTCAAGGTATGGTTCTTATGGACCTAGCTATTACGATGATATAGAAGTAATTCATTTAGAATGGGTATCTCAACGCAAAGTAGGATTTTTATCTTATGTAGATGAAAGTGGTGAAGATCAATTACAAAAAGTAGATGAATCTTTTACTCCTCCAAAATATGCTAAAAAAGTAGAATATAAAGATGAGAATGGTAATCCTTATACAGCTTATGAGTGGGATAATTTATCATTAGAATGGGAATGGATTCCTGAAGTATGGGAAGCTACAAGAATTGATGCAGATGTATTTGTTAATATTGGACCTAAATCTAATCAGCATTATTCTTTAGATAACCCTTTCAAAGTTAAATTAGGTTACTATGGTGTGGTGTATAACAATATGAATGCTACATCTCAATCAACTATGGATAGAATGAAACCTTATCAGTATTTATTCTTAATAGCAATGGATAGATTTAAAACTTTAATTGCTAAAGATAAAGGACAATTAATTGGTATTGACTCTTCCAGATTAGACCCAAGATTTCCAATTGAAAAAACTATACACTTTCTTGAACAATCTGGATATTATGTTTATAACGGTTTACAAGGTGGTGACCAACCAGGTGCTTCTACAAGACCAGGTATAGATACTTTTAATGTATCTAATATTCAAAATATTATAAATTTTGCACAAGTCTTAGCTTATTTTGATGAACAAATAGGTGAAGCAGCAGGTGTAACAAAACAAAGAGAAGGTGGTACTGCAGCATATGAAGCTGTTACTAATGCACAACAAAATATTATACAATCTTCTCATATTACAGAACCTTTATTTATGGTTCATGATAATTTATGGAGAGAAATTAAAACAGGATTGATAGAAACTGCACAAGTTGCATATACAAAAAAACCTTTAATAACCCAATTTGTCCTTAATGATGGATCTCGTAAAATTCTTGAAGTAGATGAAGAGTTATTTCAAAATGCTTCTTTTGGTATATTCGTATCTGATAACTCTAGAGATTATAGAGTGTTTGAAGAACTTAGAGCATTATCTCAACCATTATTACAAAATGATAAGATTGATATTGATGACTTGGTTCAAATATTAAATGCAGATTCAATGTCTGAATTGAAAAGAGAATTAAAAGCTTCTAAGAAAAAACGTGAGAAACGTGAAGAAGCAATGCAACAATCTCAACAACAATCTCAAGAGAAACAAGTTCAAATGGCTTTGGATGCTAAAGAAGATGAACAAGCATTTTTATTTGAAATGCAAGATAAAAAATATGAACACGAAAAAGAATTAAAAGCAATGGATGTTTATAAATTTCAAGATACTTTAGATGCAAATAGTAATGGTGAACCTGATTTTTTAGAAGCACAAATGAAAGAAAGAGAGCTTTTAATAAAAACAAATTTAGAATATAAAAAACTAGAAACTAATAAACAAATAGAAAATAAAAAATTAGATCATGAAAAATCTGAATCTGAAAAAGATAGAAAAGTTAAAATGGCTGATATACAAGCTAAAAAAATAATTGCAAAATCAAGACCTAAACCAAAAAGTAAATAATGGGAATAATATATCAAACTGTAAATCTTGTTAATAATAAAAAATATATTGGTAAACAAAAACAATAAATATACTTATTTAGGATATAAATGGGGGTTTTAAAAAATAAGTAAACCAGATAAAGCTATAGATTAGGCACAAAGATATAAATCAATTTTAAAAATAACTATTAATTAACTAAATTTGTACTCAATTATGGAAACAGGAAAAGAAAATTACAAGGAACAGGATACAGGATTTGAATTAACTATGTTTACGATAGAAGATGAAGATTCTTTTAATCCTGGTGAAAATTTTAAAGAAGAGGAGGAAAAAGAAAAACTCACTTCAAAAGAAAAAGAAGAAGATGATGATGCTGATGGTGTAGAAGACACAGATGATAACTCTGCTGATAATGATACTGATGATTCTGAAGATAATACTGATGAGTCTGAAAATAAAGAAAAAGAAATAGAAGAACCTTCTTCTATTGACAAAATCATGGCTCAGTTGTTAGATGAAGGTAAATTACTTTTACCAGATGATTATGAATATGAAGATACAGAAGAAGGTTTAAAACAAGCTTTTGAAGATTCAGAAAAATTTCGTAATCAATTAGCTTTTCAAGAAGCTATTAATTATCTTACTTCTAAAGAAGGTTTAGACCTTATCAAAGTAAAAGAATCAGTTTTAAAAATAGATTCTTATGAAAGTTTAGATATTGAAAAATTATCTGAAGATGATAAGTTAAATGTTATAAAAGAATTCTATAAAGCAAAGGATTATGATGATTCTGATATAGAAGGAATTTTAGAAGATTTAATAGGTAACGATATTAAAATTGAAAGAGAATTGAATGTCGCTACTAAATATCTAAAGAAGGAAGAACAAAAAACTATTCAAAAAGAAACTGAAGCAATTGCTAAAAAAAGAGAAAGAGAAGAACAAGATTATAAAGACTCTCAAAATCTTTTAAAAAACAAGTTGAAAGAATCTAATGGTTACAAGGGTTACATTATAAATGAATCAAATAAAGATAGAATTTTTAATGCTACCTATAAACCAATTAAATTACCAGATGGTAATATTACTACAGAGATAAATAAGAGATTAAGTGATGCTCTTAATGATCCTGAAAAGTATATGGTTCTTTCTGATATTCTTTTAAATGATTTCGATTTTAGTTCTATGCTCAAAAAAGAAGAATCTAAAGCTACTGAAAAAGTAAAGAAATCAATTAGAGATTTTAAAAATTCTAACACTAAATCAAAAGTTAGTGGAAGAAATTCACAAACACAAAACGACTTTGATTTATCAAAAGCATCAATGTCGCTTATTTAATAAACCAATTAATTAATATAAAACAATTTTAAAAAATGGCACAATTACCTTTTTTAACTATAAAAAGTTATGATGGTATGAAAGGTGGAAATTTCACCGACTCAGATCACCTAGCCGCTGCTTACGACACTGACAAACCTCAGGTGTTGGAACAAACGCTAGCACAAATTTACAGCTCAACTGACAGGTTTAATGGTAAACCTTTACTTGGTATGACTGTAGCCAAAGGTAAAACTTTGGAAATTGAAACAGACGTCTATCGTTGGTATCTTGAAGGTTCAGAAGACAAATGCTTACGCTCTGTTGAGAACTTAGAAAGAGCTGCTGGTAATGTTACTCCAGGTCTTAATAAGACAACTTTTAAAATCAAATTGGATGAAGATTGGTTCTCTCGTCCAGATGTTATCTTTGGTGAAGATAATGATTATCCTGTTCAAATTGTGGAAGGTCCTTTCCAAGATGGTACTGGTTATGTTTATCTTTGTGCATTAGAAACAGATGATTATTCTAAATTTATTCCTTTGGAATTGTTAGATGCAGGTAAAGAATTTAGCAAAGTTTGGACAACTGTTCAATCTGAGATGAATACTGACTATGGTACACAATCTTACAGAGGATCTTTCCAACTTGAATCCCAAATTGGTGGATTTGCTCAAAAGATGACTGTTACTGATAAAGCATTTAGACGTGATGGACGCTTTGGTATTCCTTTTACCTATAAAGGTAAGAAAGTAGAGAAATTTATTCCTATGGCTCAAGCTAAAATGGATAATGACTTCTATATGTCAATGGAAGCTCAATGGTGGTATGGTGAAAAATACACTGGTAATGGTCCAGATGGTTACATCAAACGTCAGGCTCCAGGTCTTCGTCAATTGCTGAAAGATGGTTGGGTAGAATACTACAATGGTCCTTTGACAGAACAAATGTTGAAAGAATATTTAATGGACATTTTCTTCTCTCGTGAAGATGAGAATAACAGAAAAGTTACATTGATGACTGGTACAATGGGTTCTATCATGTTCCATGATTTGTTAGCATCTTCTGCAAGTTCTTTCTTAACTGTTGATACACACTATATTTCTGGTACTGATCCAAGACAGTTGTCTTACGGTGCTCAATTTACTCACTATCGTGGTCCAGAAGGATTAGACGTTACGGTCGTAAAAAATCCTCTGTATGATTCACGTAAGTATTGTAAAAAAATGCACCCAATTCATACTGACAAACCAATTGACTCTTGGAGAATGACAGTAATTGACTTTGGTACTAAAGATGGTGCTGATAACATTAAAGTTATTAAAGAAAAAGATACATTTACTTATGGATATCATTCAGGTATTATAGGTAAAGATGGTAAACCAGTTCAAGGTGGAGCTGTTGCAACTATGGATAGAAGTGTTACCTACTTTATATCAGGTACAGGTTCTATACATATGACTGACCCTACTCGTGGTGGTGAGCTTATCTTAGATTTTGATTATTAAAATTATTAAACAGGAAAAAAATTATGATTAACATTGAATCAACTCAAGTTACTATTAAAAGTATACCAAGAGAAACTGCAACAAAAGTTTCTGAATTTCGAGATAGGAATTCAGGAAAGAAAATGAATCGGACGAAAATCGGACGATGTAAAGATACCCTAAGAGCGATGTACTCAGTGAAAACTGGGGCGCTCTTAACGGGTCTTGACGAAATGGTAAACAATCCTTACTTTAAGTCTAACAGAGATGTTCCCAATGACTTTTCCTATGTAAAAGAGCAAGAAAAGATCTCATTACAGGAATTACTGGAAATCAAACATGGTAGACCAAAAGGATTTTATACAAATAGAGCATGGAGACCAGGTGATGGGTTTAAAGATGAAAGTCTTACATTCTTTCAAAAATTTAAATTTAGTTTAAATGATGGAACAACTGTTTTAGACCTATCTAAACCAATGGATGAAATTGCATACTATATGTTAAAAGCCAGTCCAAAAGTTTCTTCTTCAAATAAACCTGAAGATCGTTCTCAAAAACCAAAAGCAGATTTTTACATTTCTGATAAAAATGAATCTATTCAAGAGAAATTTAGCAAAAAGAAATTGTACAATGATTGCACTACTAAATTAAATGATTCTAAATTTACACCTTCTTACCAAAGAAAAGCAAGTAAAGCATTAGAATTAATTAAAGGTGATGCAACAACAATGCCTGATGAACAAATCTATCTATTGTTAGATACTTATTTAGAAGAAGGGTTAAAATCCAAAGATGAAAATTTAACAAACTTTTTAGAAGTTTATAAATTAGTTAACTCCGTAGAAGGAAGAAACGAATTGGAAGCTATGGTTTTATTAGGAGATTTAGTAAACTATAGAATTGTTACAGATAATCGAGGAACTTATACATGGATTTCTAAACAGATTGTTTTAGGTCAGAGAAAAGCAGAAGCAATTGACTTCTTACTTGATCCGAAAAAACAACCTGAAAGAGATGAACTTGAGAAACAATTAAAAGCTAAATTAGTTAGATAATGAATTTACTTGAATGGCACTATGATTTTAATATTAAAATCGACAAAGTGGACAGTCTTTCAAAACGCAATTTCACACCTGCAGAGAAAGATTGGATATTTAATGAAGCCATTGGGTTATTTGTTAAACAACGATATGGAATAAACAATTCAAAGAAAGCAGGCTTTGAATCAATTCAGAAAAGAACAGATGATTTAAGAACTCTACAAATAAAGTCGCCTTCAGCTCAACAGCCTGGTGTTGTTCCTGTTCGACACCAGGGCGATGTTTACGAGTTTAGAATTTCTGATTTTGCTTATCCATATTGGTTTTTAACTAGA